GAAGATGGTACTCAAATATTTATGCCTACGGATAAATGGAGCGTGAAGGATGCAATCGCTTTTTATGAGTACTCTGATAAGCTTGGCATATTTGCGACAGGCGGCGAAAAGCCTAAAATGGATATCATTGACGCTATTAACTTTTTAGCTACTAATGAAGTGCTACCGCCCGAATTTGCTGTAGTTGCATCTAGGGGAATAGAACAATTTAAAAATCTGCTTAGGGAATTACTTAAAAATGGGACTGGCGACGTTAACGAACAGTTTGAACCGACAGAACCGATCGGCGCTTTCTCAGACATACTCGCAACAGCAGAAGAAGCTCCAACTACATCCGCTACAGCAAACGATAGCCAATAGCCAAGCCAAATACACGATCGCAGTATCAGGGCGGCGCTTTGGTAAAACCATCTTGCAGATATACAAAGCCCTTGAGCGCGTTGCGGTTGGTGCGCCATATAACCCAGTAGCGCCGCCTGTAGTGGTGTTAGCTGCTCCTACCTTGGTTATGGCTCGTAGGCTGCTATGGAAGCAGTTGCTAAACACCTTACGCAATCACAAAGCAGTCGAGAACGTTAGTAAATCAGAGTTTACAATTACCTTCAAGAATCCCGATCCGTATAAGTTTTATATGCCCGATCTGATGATTATGGGGCTAAACGATGGCGATGGCGATCGCGCCCGTGGTTTGCGCCTATGGCATTTTGGGGGTGATGAGTGGCAAGACTGGAAAGCAAGTATTTTTCCAGAGATTATTCAACCTGCGCTATCTGATACGCAAGGCAGTACAGCACTATTCACTTATACTCCCAAGGGCAAAGTTAATCATACCTATGAGGCTTATCAAAATGCGCTCGTAGCAGATCCTAGGGTATGGCAAGCGTTTAAATATAAGAGTATCGAGAATCCGCACCTTAAACCAGAAGACATAGAGTTACTTAGAAATAGCTTAACGCCCCGATTATTCCGTCAAGAGATGGAGGCGAGCTTTGAGACATTTGAGGGGCAATTCTTTGAAACGTTAAGCGATCGTCATGTCATCAGTAATAGCAAGTTGCCTAATGAGTTTGCGTATCGTATCTTATCAGTCGATTGGGGCGCGGTAAATCCTAGAGCCTTGGTAGTTTGCGCCTTTATCAAAGACGGCTTTTATCACTGGTTTGTAGTCGATGAGTGGCGTGTACCAAAATCACAGCAAGGTCAGGCAATATTAGAAGATGATTTTTTATACGAGTGCCATAAATTAGCTATGAAGTGGCGCGTCAATAGAGCCTTTGGTGACCCATCCAGACCTGATGCGATCAAAGCTTTGCGCTCTTGGAAACCAAAAGAAGGGCAAGTATTCAAAGAACCATTTAAGAATTACTGCACTGAATCACGTGGCGCGGTTAATGATTTTATTAAGGGCATTGACTTAATGAGTAGCGACTTCTACCACGAACGGATCAAGATTGTGGATACATTGCCTCAGTTCTTTGAGGAGTGCCAATCGTATCACCGCAAGAAGGATAAGTATGGCAATATCACAGAAGAAGAAGCAGATAACCAGGTGACGCATGGCATCGACTGTTTACGGTATGCGATCGCTTCTATGCCTCCTGTTAACCGTCAATCTAGTTTTGGCAGTAGCAGGGCTATGTAATTATGTTTTATGGAATTAAAGTTGAATTTATCAATGACATTGGCGGCGGATTGGAGATGCAAATATTAAGATGCTTATTTCGAGATAAACCTAGCCAAAAAGTAGTAGATAAACATGTAAAAGATTGGGTCAAAAATGTTGAAGTTGCTTGTAATTCTGGAAAGTCTTTATTTAAAGTAAGTGAAGTTAGAAGAGTTAAAGTTATTGACTTTGTTTTGATTGAGTAAATATCAACAAAAAAAGCGCCATATCACTACAGCGCTTTTTTTGTTGGTTGAGTTAGCTAATTAGCTAAAAAACACCTAACAAGAATTGTTTGTCTGAATCACCTAAATTAGAAATAGCAAGTCGTTCAAGAAAGGTTGTTTTCCAAATACACTTTTTTGTTTGCTCAATGTCGAAACACCATCCGTCAGACATTTTATTTAAGTGATAATCAATGTCATTTTCAGTAAAAAGATTTTGCACCCAAGTCTTTAAAGCGTCCGAGCATCCACTAATTTGGTAGATTTCCATGACTTTAGTTCAGCTAATTAGCTAAGTCCTAACCCTCTCTTCACTAGGTCCATCGGATCGGCTGTGCGGTTAAAATCACTGGTTTGACGCTTGCCACTGCCATTAGGGATGTTATCGCCACTAGCGCGATTAAGTGGCTTTGCTGCTGATGGCTTCTTAGCTGCAATCTCGTTAGCCCAATCTTCAATTGTGAAGGGTACAGTCTTCTTATCCACAACCTTAAATCGCTGAGTGCGATCTTTGACTGACTCAACGACAATCACTTCATACTCACCATCCTCATTCTCGATTGCTTCTAGCTGTTTAGCGTATGCAGGATTGTTGGTTAAATCATCAAGAAATTCAGACTTAAAAACTTGAGCAAAGGCGGCTTTGATTTCCTTTTTAATGAACTGCTGCTTAACCTTTGCGTCTTTCTCTTCTAGCCTTGCTAAAGCTTCTTCTTCGCGCTTCTTGGCTGCTGCTTTTTCGGCTGCTGTTTCGGTTAGCAATTGATCCTTGAACTTGGCAAAATCTCCAGTTTTTTTAGCGCGTTCTTCTTCATCCAAGCGATCCCTTTCTTTTATCTGATCCTCTAATTGCTTAGCTCGTTTGTTAGCAGCATCCGCTTCATCACGCAACTTTTTAAGAGTGCGCTTTACCGTGTCGTCTTCATCTGGTTTTGCGGGTGCTTTAGGTTCATCCGTAGCGCCGCTAGATACACTCTCGTTGGTTGTATCTCCGTCTGTAGCTTCGTTCTGTAGTGGGAACTTTCTAAAGTATTGTCTGGGCATATTTAAGCTCTAGTATGTTTACCTGATAGACTCGCATAATTCTGTAGTTTCAAATTGTCGATAAGCCATTGCCGATCGCCATTGTATAAAGCCATTGTAGCTCTAAGATCGGAGCCACTTTGTTTTGTAATACTGTAGAACGATGGGACAGATTGACTGGTTACTCCAAGACTGCCGTCGGTCATTTGAGTATCGATAGTAGTCTTGTATGTGTCTAACCCGTCAAGCTTTGATTGTACCTCAGTTATGGCACTCGCTCCGTATGTGTCTTCGTAGGTTGTGAGAGTGCTTTCAATTAGAGTGTAATAGTCGCGTGTGAGATTGAGGTATTTCACGATGCGATCGCGATCGTTGTTTGTCCATGTTTGTGTCATAGTGGCTTAGTCCTTGGTAAATAAGCTATAGGGGAATAGCGAACCATGTAACCAGTAAAGTGATTGCGATCGGTGACTGGCTGTGAATATCTCAAAAACTCACGTCCATCTTTGGTAATTAATTGACAATTGATTGATTCATTGATACTCATGATTCCGACTCCGTTTCATCTTCTTCATCATTTTCGCTGTCATCTTCATCATCAGTCTCTACCGATTGGCTTTGATTAGCAGCAACCGTCTCAACAGGCTGAGCGATCGCCACAATCTTCTGATCTTTTGGTAAGAAGTTAACCCTATGCAAAATCTCAGTAGCTGCTTCTTCAGTTAAGCCTTTATTAATTACCTCAAAGATAGTGCGAATCAGATTCACATCAGCAGGGGCAAGAATAAAGCTCAAATCTACGTCAATTGTACCGTGATCCTCGGTTACGTCTTCACCTTCCCACATTGCCCAATGACAAAAAACCTGCTGTGAGCATGATTCTTTGTTAACCTCATACTCTTGTAACCCTGCTTCGTTTTGCCCTGCTTTGATGCTCACCTCAGTAGCAGATTGTTGGACAAATGACTCACCCAAGAAATTGAAAACAGTCTGCTTAATCAATGCCTCTAATCTATCTAGCGCTTGAATCATAGGTGCAACGCTATTTGCGTCAGCTTGCAAATAGTAGACCTTAGCAGCCCCGATTTGAGTTATCACTGTCTCAATGACAGCATCGCCGCCTGTAGACAAAGGATCGCGTTTCTCTGGAATAAAATCAATATGCTCACGAACTGCCGTTGGCTGCATCTTGCGAACTGTTGCAAGCCAATCGCTAAATACTTGGTAGTAAGTATGATTCTTTTGCTGCAAATCAAGCAATGGCGGAATCGTATCCCATGGGTTAGCACTGGTTACTGAGTAAAGCACAAAGGGGATTTGACTTAGTGGCTTACCATTGGTATCTAGCAATGGCTTAGGCGATTCTACCTGTACATATTCCTTTTCGCCTTTGTCATTAGTTTCAATGCAAGTTACCGATCGCATCACAGCATAATAAATACGATCTTCTTCTTGCACTTTGATTAGCTCGTATTCCCAGCAATAATTTTTCATTGATTGCTTGTAACGGGTTTCGCTAATCACCTCACTGCGATCGATGGTAATGTGCTTGAGTAACACCGATCCATCATTAGTGTATTCGTAATCCTTAATGTCGATATCAAGGCGTGGGATTAGCACTGAGTAAGGACGCAAATCTAATTGTTGTTCAACTGCACGATTAGGAATTTCGCCAAAATTAGGATAAAGGGTAAGCACCCCTACAAAGCCATCTCTAACAGCCATGCGATCGGCTTCGAGAAAGAATGCTCTAATTGATGTTCCGCGCTTGTCAAAGTTTTTGGAGGCATTGATAACCGACTCAGGTACATTGCCACTAAGCACCCATTTACTTAGCAAACTAGATACAATCTTGACGGCTGGTTTAAAGAAGTTAACAAATAGCGATCGCCTTAATCTAAAATACCACTCTTTCGGTGTTTCGGCTGGCATGAGAGGGAGATACTCCTCAGCCAAATCAT